TGTACATCTCCCATTATTATTACTTTCGCACCTGTTGGAATGGCTTCAAGCAAATCTCTAAATAATGAGCCATTTATCATAGTTGCTTCGTCTATAAGGACAATATCAGCTTCAAGAGGATTTTCTTTACAATGAATAAAATGTCCCTTAAACCACCCTAATGCTTTATGTATTGTACTTGCCGGAAGTCCTGTCGCTTCTGTTATTCTCAAAGCTGCTTTACCGGAAAGTGCCACCGCATAAACTGAATAGCCATTAAACATTTTACAAATGCCGTTTGCTGTTGAAGTCTTTCCAACGCCTGCCCCACCTGTAATAGCAATAACTCTGTTGTTTAAGCAAGTATGTATCGCACTTTTCTGTTCATCTGTAAATTCAAAGCCTTGTTCATCTTCAACTTTCGCTATTACATTTTCAGGATTAAAGATATTAAAATCTTTGGGAATATATTTAGGAACAGAATTTTTATCAGTATCAACATTGCCTTCAGATGAACCAATCATAAGTCTTACAATTTCATTGCAAATATCTTTTTCAAGATTATAATATCTTGTAAGACCTATGTTTTCACCATTTTCAGATATATGTATTTTTCCATCATCTATCATTATCTGAGCTGTCTTATTGACAATTTCTTCAGGCACAAAACCTAAGGTGTCATATAACATTTTCATAAGCTCAGAATAATAATAATGAAGATAACTTCTGCCTAATTCCGCTTGTTCAAGCAAAACGTGAATTAAATATCCCTTAATTCTCTGACAATCAAATTTATCTACTCCCATTTTAAGAGCGATTTCATCTGCTTTTTTAAAACCAATACCATCAACTGTTACAAGTTCATATGGTGTTTTTCTGATTACGTCTAATGCCTTTTCGGGAGATTTATAATAATCAGTTATTTTCTTAATGAGATTTCCTGACAGTCCAGACCTACTAAGTTCTATAAAAATTTGACTATAATCTTTTGTATCGTCATAAGCTCTGTACAGTCTATCCACATTGGATTCTGTAATGCCTTTAACTTTACACAGTGCTTCTGTATTTCTCTTTTCAAGTAATGAAACAATGTCATCATAGGTATTAAACAAATTTTCTACTGTCTTTTCAGGTAAAATTGTACTTAATAATTCCTTTTGACTTTCTTTATTTGAGATATTTATTTTCTTACTCATATAGAGAATTTCATAAGTATCACCATAAATTTCGTGATGATCGGCGAGAGAAGCTGTTACCTTATATGATGTTCCATATTCAAGAACAGGAACATTACCCTTGAATTTGATAATATCATCTAAGCAACAGTTCTCAATAGGAACAACTACTGTGCCTGCAAATATTGCATATTCCCCTGTTTCTACAGATTTCACATTCTTAGGATAAAATATTCTGCTTAATTTTATTTCGCATTTTATGATTGACTCGTCATCTTTAAACATTATATTATTCCTCCACTAATGATTTATTGGACTTTGAGTAATCTCTGTACAGAATATCATATCCAAGCAAGTATAAATACTGCTTATTATAGTCTGTATCTGTGATGTTTACTCCGTCTTCGTCTTTACCGATGATTTTAACTCCATATCTATACTCAGATTTATTGACTTGAATTATGTCACCATCTTGTATAAAGAGAATATCAAACATCTGTTTATCAACTTTAACATTAAGAATATTACCCGTACTAAGCTGATAAATTATTAAATTGGGCTTTATTTCATTTCTGGTATTGAGAACATAATAGTAATTTTCATTCATTTCCGAATTTACATATCTTAAATTTTCAAATAGTTTTATCTGCATCTCCAATATTTCAGGTAAATACAAATCTTCATCTGGAATATTATTAAATAGTTCAATTAAGATCTTCTTGTTGTCTATTATGAGAGTTTTACCTGTTGCACTTAGTTCTGAATATTTATCAATTATAGATTTAATATTATTAAACTTAGTTTCTGCCTGTTTTACTGTTAATTTGTCTTTTCCATACAATAAGTCAAACCATTTAATAAAATCAAGTAAATGCTTTGTTTTACCGTATTTAGAACAGCAATCAGCAATTATATAATTAGTAAATATCTTATTGCTGATTTTAATAGGTAAGGTCTGTGTGCATAATTCCAGAAATTCATAAAAATTATTTGTTTTGAGCATATTATCATACAAAATTTCCGGAATGACATCGTGTTTTTCCTCAGTAACTTCAAGAAACTGATTCAATCTATCAGTTGCCATATTGATATAATATTGACGGTCAAGTTCTTCGGGGACAGGAACATCTAAGATATTATTGTTATTGATAAAGCAATGGTCAGGAGTATAAGCTATCTTTTCATAAACCTGTTCCCCCTTTTCTGTTTTAGTTTTATACAGTGCTTTTGCGTGAGGATTGGTTGATGCAAATACTCTATGCACTTTTTCTCTAAGATGTTCTCCATTTTTAACAACAACTTTTGACTTACCATCTATTGTTTCTGTAACACATTCTCCATAAACAACACTCTTATAAAGACTTGTGAGCTTGACAACCTTTTGAAAATCAATCAGCTTATTCGATTTATTTATTGTATCTGCAATAGGAGTTTGATGTACAAAATATTCAATCAAAGCAGTATTGATTATAGGCAAGTCATTATCAATAGGACTTAGTTTTTTAAGATAAGCTCCTTTTGATTTATAATGTCCGTCTTCAGAGATGATGATATAGTTATTTACATCTTTTTGATAAATCTCATTGTAAATATCAAATTCAAGGGAAAGCCTTGTTCTTGTCTCCCATTCGTGAGCAATATCTTCAATTATTTTTACTGTCTCCATATCCTCAACAAGCATATAGATACCATCTGTATTACTTTGAATCAACTGACAATACGGCTCTACCTTTTCAATCAAATCAAGAAGCAAAAGTTGACCTGTAACACAAACGTTATTGCTCATAAGAGGGTCATAAAGTGGATTGTTTTTATCTTTGAGTATTCCATATGTGGAATTAAGTACGATTTTCATAGGTTGCTGACGTTTATCCTTTAACTTTTTAAGTCTGAGTCTTTCGTCTCGAATCTCTTTGTACTTTTGAGGATTCTTGAGTTTACGGCTGAGATAACCATATTCGATCATAATTGACGGATAAAGACTGGCAACATCTGCACATAATATAATTCCTTTTGCGTGATAGTTAGGAATGGCTCCGTGTACTCCACCATAAGCAAAAATATGGGGAACACCTGCTATCATACAATCTAATTCACGTTTGTGCTGATTTTCATATGAATAAGTAGCAGTCTTATAAGCTTTATTCACAGGATTTTTAAACCAATCGACTACAAACTGATACTTTTCGCCCAATTTTAAAGTTGGAGGAATTGTAAATTCAAATTCATCGTCCATTGTGTGCTGTTTTACTGCACCGAGGATATGCGCTGAAAGCTGTGCTTTAGTCTTATTAAACATCTCAAAAGGTAAATCAAATGCTTCAATTAGACTAAATTGAGCATCGAAATCGCCGATTTTATAATCGAGAACAGCCAAACACTCCGTTACATCGTGAGTACAATACTTAATTGTTTCTTCAATTTCGGCTTGTGTCAGAGGTCTATCTATTGTAAAATCAACTTCTGACTCTTTAATATCGTGACCCATAAAAGCTTCAAGCTGCTTTAAGCTATGCTGAATATCCGAAACATCATAATTATTAAAAGGAATGTCCTTTGCTTTTTTCACAATCTGATAGCCCGATTTCCCTTTAACAATCAATCCCTCATTGATAATTGCCGGATTCATATTGCACAAGATACCTTTAAAAATGAACTGGTCGTAATTTCTTGAATTATATCCTACAAAAATAGCGTCTTTATTCGTATTATAAAAATCTTTTAAAGCTTGTCTGTCATTAACGATTACTGTTCTTTCAGATGTATTCTTATTAACAAATACAACAAGCCAATCGTACTTAAAAACCTCAAAATCGTAACCAAAGATATTGTAATCCACTTTATTACTTCCTTAAAATCTGAATTTAGGCTTTTCGCCACAAGATTTATACATCCAGTTTTCCACTATGACCTGTGGAGTTTTCTTTCCGTTATATTCATTGACTGAAAACTTACCCACTATTGTAAATTCAACCATTTTACCAAGATTTTTTATTTCATTATACTCATTTTCGGAGGAACGAAACTTAATAATCTCAATATTATGAAATGTCAATTTTATTGTGTTTTTTTCATTTCCAAGCACCGTGAAACCCCCATCAATAGGGCATTTCAGTTTTAGTAAAAATAGAGGATCTTCAATATTTGTTCCCCAAACGTCAGAAAGTGCAAAAATTGACTGAATTACCTCTGCGGTGAGTGATTTTTCGTCAAAAACTGCATCCACGGTATAATTTAAAGTATTATCAAAATTTTGCTGAGAAAGATACTCGTAAAACTTTGAAATATTATCCTTTTTAATAGTTACACCGCAAGCGTTAGGATGTCCCTCTGCCAAATCAAACAATTTTGTCTGCAAGCAGAAATCCTTAATGTCTTTAATATGAGATTTATCGAATCCTCTTGCACTTCCCATAAGAATATCGTTACAATCTCTCAGAAGCAGACAAGGCTTGTTATACATAGATGTGAGTTTATTTGCAATCAGACCTGTAAATGTTTTTTCAAATGACTTATCGGCTTTACAACAGATTACAGGATATTCATTTAATCCAAATTCATTTATTTGCCGTTTCAGGACTTCTGTATAATCACCAGTCATTTTCTGCTGTTTGCGTTTATAACTTTCGCATAATCTTCTTGCTTGTTCCTGAATTGAAACCTCAACTTCACCTTTACCACGAATTTTAATAATCGCTTTTTCCGATGAATTGAGAAATGCTTTAAGCATTATTTCCTTATCCTCTTTTGTACCAAGTCGGATTAGAGCATTTACAAGAGGTGCAATATAAAAGCTTATACCTAAAATAGTTGCTTTACTATGTAATGAATAAGCTTGAGACTTGACTAATTCCGAAATGAATTTATTATGATTTGTCTCGTTCTGTATCTGTTTAATACCTTCGAGAACTAAATATCTTGTCTGCAACTGTGTTAAATCACACGAATCAGCTATCATTCCGAGGGATACCAAGTCAAGATATTTATTAACTGTATCACGCTTTAGTCTTTCATCAACAACAGAACAAAACTTATAGACTATTCCTACGCCTGTCATTGACTTGTCATTTACTTTTGATGACATCTGATTATTTACTATCACTGCGAAATCATTAAGATTATTAAGCCTATATATAGACTTTAATCGTGTCACCTT